TTAAGGATGCAATCTACAATTTGGTTACAACCTATTGTCATATCGTCAATTTTTAACGTCCTACCATGAAGAGCCTGTCGTCAATAATTTTGGCATCGAAAGCATCAACTGCCTCGATCCTGTTGTAACGACTTCTCGGATCGTAAAACGAATTAATATTATCAAATAGTGAAGTACAGGCCATCCCGATATTCAGGTTGGAGACGGTTGTATAAACAACCCTGTGAGGATCATTCCAGCTCGCTCCGTTATTTTCGTATGCCCTGATCCATTGATCCCATAAAGGAATGGATACGATTCTAATTCCGTCCCATGTAGCAAATTCCAGCCCGTTGATCATTAGTTTGTAGTCCTGAAATGCCGTTCCAAGTGCCTGTAGTTGTCTGCGTAACCTGTCCATTACTGACCTTGTGACAAGGAGAACTCTGTCAGGTTGTGCTGCCAGCTCAGAAATAGCAGAATCAATTACATTGTTTACTGCGGCATACATCAATACAGGAGTTGCCACCGACTGTTGCAGAGCGTATGTTATCTGTGTATTTCCCGGTAGTGCTGCAAGCTGTAATGGATTGGCTGCATAAACAGCAGCTAATTGAACAAAGAAGCCATTAATGACATTGAAGAAAGCAGGATCAGTCCCCGGAGTTAAAATTCCTGCCGGAAGTTGTGCGGCATTCTGGTCTCCAAACCATGCATGGCGGAAAACCATCTTTGAAATGTCCTTTGAAAGAATGTTCAGAATGAACGTGAAGATCTCAGTCTTGGTCAAATCATAGAGATCAACCCCGCATTTTATTGCGAGCTTCATCAATGTATCTGCCAGTTCATCTACGCACATATCTATAATGACTTCCAGATAACGAGGTTCCCATGTCTTCTCTTCTGCTACGTCTTCATAACACTGAGCTTCCGGATCGCAAGCCTGAGCGGCTTTTCCTACCAGTCCGAATGTTCCCGGGATTATCCCGATTCGTCTGTCGTTCTTAATTCCGGTAACAAGAGTATGGAAAGAACTGAGTTCCGGAGCTTCAAGAACAGCAGTTACAACCAGTTCATTCAATGACCTGAGTTCGTCAGGAGTGAAATGAAGATTGTCTAAATTGAGTGTGTGTCCACACTGAGGAGATGTCTGTGGCATTTTATACGGTTTTTGGTGTTAATTTTTCTTTCAATTCACGTACCCTGTTAAGATCAATCGATCCGACTTTGTCGGCAGAACTGAATTTGGTTCTTCCTTCAGGAGTCCATGAATTCTTCAGTCCTTGGAGTTCGATAACGAGAGCGATAGCTTTTGCTTCTTTGTCCTTAAATGATGCTTCAACAGCAACAAGATCAGGCTTTTCTTTTTCGGCAGCATCGAGTTTTGATTGCAAAACAGCGATCTTCTCATTTGCCAGTTCGAGTTCCGTTTTGGCTGCAACAGGTTCTTTGATCTCCGATACTGCGCCGTCTGTTATGACTATCGTTTTGCCGTCCGCCATAACGTAAGTCCCGTCGGGAGAAGCCTTGTCACCAATGGTAGGCGCTCCGGTTTCTTTTTCAAGCTTGAACTCCTTGCCATCCTTGTCTTTCAAAATCTGATCAATGGCAGGAAGTCTTGAAAGCCCTTTAATTTTATCGAGGATAGTATCTATCTTATCCCCGAATGTTTTTACATCTTTTGAATCCATAATAGAATTTATTTTCGGTTTAAAAATTGCGTATGCCTTAACAGGTTCAATTATTTTAGTTGCAAAACCAAGACTCATCATATCTTCTGCTGATAATTTTGTATCTTCCTTCATATACTCTGCGAGTTTATCGGCCGGAGTCCCGGTGCGTTCCACATAGAAATCAAGTATTTTTTCTTCTTCCTGCTTTAATGCTTCAGCAATCTTTTCAAGATCATCTGATTCATATTTGTCAGCAAGCGTATAAGGTGGAATAAATGGATTGTGAATCAAACCATCGGCATTTTTCATTATTTCCCGTTCTTCCGCCACGAGAAATATGATAGTTGCAATAGAGTAAACCTTGCCTTCGCCAATGGTTTTTAATTTTTTCCCGGAATTAATTAGCAGATCATGTATTGCCCAGCCTTCCTGAACATCTCCACCCCGGGAATTAATATGGATATGAAGTTCTGTTGCCTCTTTATTAGCATCAAGAAATTCTGTTATTGATTTAGAGGAAATATTTTCTATACCTTCGGCAAAGATTGAATCGGGAATGCTCTCCCCGATGTCTCCATATATTTTAAGGATTGCTGGTTCCATGTTAATTGCCTCCACAGCCAAATAAATTGTAATAAAAATCATCAGCTATATCCGGATACTCGTTATCATTGATAATATATAGCACCAAATCAATATAAGTATAAGATGAACAACATCCGACTGGATTCATTGTCTTGTAGTTTAATTATGAAGACAAAGGTAAATTGGAATGCGAATAAATTGCTCCTTATAATTCAAGAGTAAGTATTCCGCTGCCGTGAACTATCAATTTACACCCCTTCGCATCAAGCGCTTTCTTTAGGTTTCTGAAATGGATTTTGATTTTGGCACACAATGTAATATTAAGATGCGGATGCTTAATAAGGTCAACTCCAAACAAATGAATCTCCGTCGCCCCGAACTTCTTGTATGCTACCTGCGTGGCAATGAATGGACTACAATAAGATTTACAATAAGCAAGTTGATCTAAATTGCAAATAAAATCAGGATAACCGGCTGCTATATGTATCTTCTCAAAATCTGGTCTTGTTTCCCATTGAAAGAATTGACTGAAAAATATTTTTGGTTTACATTCATTGATCACCTTTATCCTATCCGGCATGAAAGCCCGGGGATAATCTACACAGACCACATAGTCTGTTTTGAAGTATCTCCAAATATCATTAACGCCTATTGAAAAGTCATACTCTGATGAATTAAACAGGTTCCGTGATTCTCCTAATCCTAATACTGCTACTATCGCTCCCAACTTCCTTCTATTTCTGATTTACCTCTTTTTACCCGATCATTTCGTGTTCCTGCTGTATCGTGTAATATCCACTCACCGGGAACGGCCGACCAGCACCATCCCTTACCGTGCGTGTGACCTAATCCCGGGAATCTTTTAATTATTTTATCTGTCAATCCTTGATTATGAATATCCAATGCAGCTTTGAAACAAGGTGCGCCATGATGTACATACGGATGAAATTTAAAATATTCCGAGATCTGCAATAAATGAAAGAATGGATGAAGCATATACATGAAATCCTGATCTTTATGATGTGAGTGAGCCCCATATTCATAACCGTCTAATCCTGACTTTTCTGTATAACCAACACCATAGGTATCTTCTTCCATCATTGACAGCATCTGTTCAGCCGGACTTTTTAACATGACTATATCAGAATCAAAGATCAAAGCAAATCGTGTCTTACACATTCTAATCCCTGCATCCATTCCCCTGCCATGTCCAATATTTGAATTACAAAGCATTAACATTGTAAAGGGCGACGAAAGTGATTCAACATATTTCCTACAAGGATCACCAGGATCTGATCCGTCAATAATTATAATGAGCATTTCAGGATGGAATTTCCTGACCGATTCAACGGCGCCTTTTAGTAAGGATATCGTGTTGTGCGAAACTACGATGCCCGTAATATCCTTCATAATATTTTGCATCATCTTGTATTTGTGATCTTAAATAACTCATTTGCGGATCTGGTAACATATTCATAAGTCTTGTATGTCCTGCGCCAATACCAGCCCGTCCCGGCATTCCTTTCATTCCCATTGCCAGATTACTTTCATTGAAAAAACCAACCTCTCCATTACTAACAAATAACTGTCTATGGAGCTTTTCATAAAAATTAAAATCAATAAAACGGTGATTTAAACATGAACGGAATAGTGTTATCATTTCTGGTTTGAATGCAATCTGAAAAAGACTGCTATGAGAAGTGTTTCTGTTTATAAAATAATTCCTGTAAAAAACATTGTAATAGACTGAGTTTATTTCTCCCAATACTTTTACGCTCCCGAAACGTGCCGTCATTCTTTCAAGATATTGCGGTTTGTAATAGTCATCATCTTCAATTATAAAAATAGCCTCAATATCTTTGCAGTTAGTCTCCAAATAATTTATCCCTGCTTCTATATTTCTTGATTGTGTGTTCTGACCACGAATCCATGTAGGTTTGGGATAAATTTTAATTACAGTCCAATTCTGACGGAAATTTTCATTGACATTATTAGTGCTTATTGGTAAAGCATCATCAATGATGATCCAGATCACTTTTTCTTGATATGTTTGCCTTCTCATCCATTCCTGACATAGATTAAACTGATCAGGCCTTGCTCCGGTCGGGCATATTAATGCTATCATATCAATCTTTCCTTTTTAAGAATAGTAGTCATACTACAATCAAAATCAAAATTATTTCTGTTAGTATATTGTTTACTAAATCCATTACCATTAAACCAATGAATGCACATCACATTTTTACTATTAAGTGGATTCAGGTCTTCATGAACGAATAATTTGTCCATGTGAAATGTATTATACGGATAAAATGT